TGATGATCAGAGGGCGAATCGCCGGCCGTACTGGATCTTCATCAAGCCGGAGAACCTCATCGCTGCGTCTGCGTCCGTCATCAACGGCCGTGAGGTCCTCACCCATGTCCGGATCCGGGAGCAGACTGTCGTGCGGAATGGGTTCGAGGAGACGATCGTCAACCGCATTCGCCAGTTCGACCGGAATGACGCGGGCGTTTTCTTCGTCCTGTGGGAGTTCCAGAAGAACGTGAAGGGGCAGGAGTCGTGGGTCCCGCTCCATTTGCCTGCGCGACTTGACATTGACGAGATTCCGATCGTCACTTACTATGCCGACCGGCAGGCCCTCATGCTGGGCAAGCCGCCTCTGGAAGATCTCGTCGACTTGAACATCTCCCACTGGCAGTCGAACTCGGATCAGCGCAATATTCTGACCGTCGCTCGGTTCCCGATCCTCGCGGTCTCTGGCGTGACGGACGATGAGAACAAGACGGTCATCATCGGGCCGCGGCGGACACTCACGACCCCGGATCCCTCGGGCCGGTGGTACTACGTCGAGCACCAGGGGAATGCCATCGCCGCCGGTCGGCAAGACATTGCGGACCTCGAGGAGAAGATGGGCCACTACGGAGCCGAGTTCCTCACGAAGCGCCCCGGATCCACGACGGCCACAGCACGGGCCCTGGACTCGGCGGAAGCGACGAGCGCCCTTCAGGACGCCGTCGTGCGATTCAACGACGCGCTGAATCAGGCACTTGTCCTTACGGGCAAGTGGATAGGTGAAGACAAGCCAGGCCAGATCCTGATCAACACGGAGTTCGGGTTGCCGAACGAGGACCAGTCGGACTACGACGCCTTGAAGACGGCGCGGGCCGGGCGGGATATCTCCAGGAAGACGTACCTCCACGAGTTGCAGCGCCGAGGCACCTTGGCCGACGACTTTGACCCCGAGGCAGATCTCGAAGAGTTGCAGTCGGAGGAACTCCTGGGGGCCCCGACGGACAAGATGCCGATTGATCAGCAGGCCCAGGACGAGCCCCCGCCGCCTAAAAAGGTCACACCTTGACCGCGAACAGGGATCTCTTCGACGAATCGGTCCGCCACCAAGTTGCCGTTCGGAGGTTTGCGGCTGGCCTGGCAGCGGCCTTACTCGCAATCCTCGAGACGGCTGACCGGAAGTTGTCCAGTTTTTTGCGAGAAAAACTGTCCGCCATGGCCGGAGTCGACATCAGAAGTCCCCGATGGAAAGGGCTGTTCGAATCCCTGGGTAAGAGCCGTAAGGCCATTATCGTCCAGGTCCAGGACCAACTCCTGGAGGACTTGCGAGGACTTTCTGGAGTGGAGGTCGCGGCCGAGGTTGCTCTCTTGGTCAAGACGATTCCGTTCGACGTGAAGGTTGCCGCGGCGAACCTGAAGGAGGCGTGGTCGGCCACAGCCGCGAAACCCTTTGCCGGAGGATTCTTCAAGGACTGGTTCAAGGCTCTCGCCGAACAGGATCGGCGCGGCATTCAGTCGGCGATCCAGATGGGGATCACCCAGGGAGAGCCGGTCCCGGACATCATGCGGCGGATCTCGGGTTCGAAGGCCAACCTGTTCCGGGACGGGACGCTGGCCGCGACCCGCAGGAAACTCGAGGCTGTTGTCCGGACCGCAGTCAACCACGTCTCGAACGAGGCCCGGGAGGCCGTCTGGGAGGCGAATACGGACATCATCGCCGCCCTCCGGTGGACCTCGGTCCTGGACGGTCGGACCACGCCGATCTGCCGGAGCCGGGACGGGAAACTCGCGCCGATCGGGGGCAATCCACTTCCCGAGTGGGGCGACCCGCTCGTGCCCTCGACCGCCCGCCCGCCCGCGCATTGGAACTGCCGCTCGGTCATGACGGCCGTTATCGACGGTGAGGGCGCCCTGGGCCCCAGGCCCTTCGTGCGGGACACGCGCACCCCGCGGGCCCGGGAAGTCGACTTCCGGGCCGAGGCCCGCCGGACAGGGCGCCCTATTCAAGAGATCAGGTCCGAGTGGGCGGATGTGAACATCGGACAGGCTCCGGGGAAGATGACCTATGGCGACTGGTTGCGAGGCCAACCAGAGAAGTTCCAGAACGAAGTTCTTGGCAAGCGTCGAGCTGACCTGTTCCGAAGCGGGTCGGTTACTATAGAGCAGTTCACTGATCCAACTGGCAAGACACTTACTCTCAAACAGCTCGAGGACCTTTTGCCATGATCGCTCTACTTCTCTCTTTGACTCTGTGCTCGGGATCTCCTGATCTTGATCAGATTTTTTCTCCCTGTGTCAGGATATCCATGCCTTCAGGCAGCACCGGTTCAGGCATTGTCGTGTATGCCGGAGAAGGAGAGTCTCTCATTTTGACGGCTGCTCACTTGTTTCAAGATGGTAATGAGGATGCCTCAATAGATGTCTTCGAACGAGCGGATAGTGGGGAGATCCTTGAGGTGAAAACTTTTCCAGGTTGTCTTGTGGCTCGTGACGAGGACGAGGATCTGGCAGTTCTGGTCGTAGATGTTCGCCTAAACTATGTGGCCAGGATCTTGCCAGAGTACAAACATCTTCGTGTGATGCAGAGAGTCACGGCCGTAGGTTGTCCTAAGGGTCTTTTTCCAGTTGCCACTCGTGGTCGAATATTCTTTCTCGGGAAGGCGTGGTTCGATCTAAAATACGTTGGAGCTACGGCTAACATATTCCTGGGCAATTCTGGTGGACCCCTGCTGGTGAAGGTTGATGGAGATTGGTTCGTGGCGGGAGTGGCTTCCAGAATTCAAAGTAATATTTTCACTGGCCAGGTGATTACTCATTTGGGATACTATGTTTCTCCTGAGCGGATTCGAGAATTTATTTTGAATCACGGGTTGGTCTGCATCTTGGACCAGTAGGGAGGTGATGTAGAAGGGGTACTCCACTTTCGAATGCCGGCAGGGGGTGATCCTCGTACCGGCGGTATAGCGTATCTGTTAGACTCCCCACCCGATGGGCAATCCTGCTGGTAGGGTGAACCTCTGGCTGACTGGGTGAACCAGTCGAAAGGAAACATAAATTGGACTTTGACTTTGGTGAAAACGCGTCCGTTCTGTCTCTCGACAAGGTTCCTGAGCAATTTCGGCCTCTCTACACGATGGACACGGCGGCGGGCGTCTTCAAGCTCGCCGCTGACGACCCGAAGGTGAAGGGTGCGGTCGAGGCGATCGTCGGTGCCTTCAAGGCCCTGAAGGCCGAGCGGAAGGTCTCGAGCGACCTGAAGACCCGAGCGGTGGATCTGACGGTACTTGCCGACTACGGCAAAGCGCCGGAGGAGATCGCGGCCGGCGTGAGGGCGAAGCTCGATGAGCTTCAGTCGCAGATCGCCGCGGGGAAGGGCGCGAAGCTCGACCTCGACAAGATCAAGCAGGACTTGGCTGCCGCCCATGCCAAGGAGACCGATGCGAAGGTGAAGCAGATCGGGGGCCTCCAGGCCCAGCTCGAGTCGATCCTGGTTGACAACGCCCTTCGTTCCTCGATTGGGGACCAGTCCGTCGATGCGGATCTTCTTCTACCTTTCGCGAAGAACTTCGTCAAGACCATCAACGAGGATGGCCGGTTCAACGCGGTCGTGGTGGATGCGGACGGATCCCGCCGGTATAGCGGCGCGACCGGGCAGCCGATGACCGTGACGGAACTCATTGCCGATATGAAGCGCAACCCCAAGTACGCCCCACTGTTCAAGTCGGAATCACCGAAGGGGTCGGGTTCTCTTCCCGGCGCCGCCGGGGGGCGGCAACGGGCTACCGAGGGCAAGGTCTCGTCGCTCGAGAAGATCAAGGCAGGTCTCGAGAAGGCCGGTCTGTGAAAATCGAGGGTGTATAATAAGAGTTGACGATTGCGCTGTCGGGTGATCCGGCAAGCGTAGTGTAGGCCCGTCCCGAGGGTGATCCAAAGGAACCAGGGCAGGTTTCTTTCCACCGCATACCTTTAGGGAGGTTTTATGGCCAGCATTACGCTTGCCGAATCCGCGAAGTTGTCCCAGAACGAACTCGTTGTGGGCATCATCGAGAGTGTCATTTCCGTCAACCCGATGTTCGACGTCCTGCCTTTCGACTCGATCGAGGGGAACGCGCTTGCCTACAACCGGGAGATTATTCCTGGCGGCGCTGGCGTCGGTACGGTCGGAACTTCGGTCGCCGCTGCGGTCAACCCCATCACCGGCGCTCCGGGCGGGAAGATCGCGTCCACGTACATTCAGATCACGGCCAGCCTGACGACCATCCTCGGTGACGCCGAGGTGAATGGGCTCATTCAGGCGACTCGGTCGAACATTCACGACCAGAAGGCCACCCAGATCGCGAGCAAGGCCAAGACCGTCGGGCGCATCTTCCAGCACATGCTGGTCCAGGGCACCGGCGTGGCGAACCAGTTCGCTGGTCTTCCTCTCCTGTGCGCTGCGGGCCAGTTGGCCAATACCGGTGTCGCCGGCAGCGCCCTGTCATTTACGATTCTCGATGAGCTGATCGACCTCGTGAAGGACAAGGACGGCGTCGTCGACTACTTCACCATGCCGGCTCGGACGGTTCGGGCCTTCTTCGCCCTCCTGCGGGCCCTTGGTGGGGCGTCGATCAACGACACGCTCGAACTGCCTTCGGGACGCAAGGTTCCGCAGTACCGAGGCATTCCGGTCTTCGTGAACGACTGGATCCCCACGAACGTCGTGAAGGGTGGAACGATCAATACGACTTCGGTCTTCGCCGGAACGTTCGATGACGGCTCTCGGACCCACGGTATTGCTGGGCTTACGGCCCGCAGCGAGACGGGGATCCAGGTCGTCCCGGTTGGGGAAATGGAGGAC